TATTAAGGCCTGCTTATCAAAAACTAGCGGTAGCAACTAAAAATACAGCCGAGACCCAGCGCCTATTAAGTATTGGCTTAGATATAAGTGCATCAACTGGCCGCGATTTAGAGAGCGTGACAGGCGCATTAAGTAAGGCATACCTGGGTAATAACACATCTTTAGGTAAATTAGGCGTAGGCATATCTAAAGCAGACCTTAAAACTAAATCTTTTAAGGAGATTACAGACGATTTAGCCAAAACTTTTAAGGGTTCAGCCAAAGCAGCCTCAGAGACTTTTGCAGGATCTATAGCTAAATTAGGTGTGGCCTCAGAAAATGTTAAAGAAATTATAGGTACAGGCCTTATAGATGCCCTAAAAGGCTTAGGCGATGATACAACCGTGGCAGACCTTGCTACCAATATGGAAAACCTAGCTACTTATACCGCTGACGTTATACGCGGGTTTGGCCTTATGGCCGCAGCCTTAAAAAAGATACCTGGGCTATCAGGATTAACAGGGGCTAGCATAGTTCAAGCTATCCCAATTTTAGGCAGCTATATAACTTTACTTAATCAAGCTGGGGCACAAGCTAGACGATCAGCAGAGGTCAATGCTCAAAAAAACCCAATTCAATCAGGCTCATATCTCAGCACTCAAAAGAAAATAACAACCCTTACTAAAGAGCAGGCTGCAGCTCAAGCTAAAATCCTTGCAGCTAAAAAGTCTCAGGCAATTCTCGATAAGGCTAACCTGGCTTTAGCTAAGGGTAACGATGTCTTTAATATGGATGCTATACAGTTAAACGCTGCGCTTATAGGCCAGGCTGAGGCATTAGGGAAGGCAACTACTAGCGCACAGATCTTAGGCATAGCCAACGATGTACAGCGCCTAAAGGTTAAGCAAAGCATATCTGAGCTAGAAGATGCCATAGCCTCAAAGGATGATGCAGCCATAGTAAAGGCCACAGCCAAACTAAACGAGGACTTAAAGATACTAGGCGCTTTGCAGCGCCAAGATGCAAAACTGCTAGACATAAACAGGGTTTTGGCAGGTATGAAGTCAACCGATCTAATCAACCTGGCTAACCTACAAGCTGCACTAGACCTATTAGCAAAGTTTAAGTTCCCTACGCTCACTATCCCAGGCGTTACAACGCTAGGTGCAGCTACGTCCAATGCTGGCATTACCTTTAACCCAAACCAAAACAAAGACCGTAACTATGACCTTAACGTATTGGGCGTAGGTGGCGATATGCCTGACAGCCTTAATGCACCCGTAGCAGGCGTGGACTTTAACCCTAACCAAAATAGAGATCGTAACTACACTAATAATGTAATTAACGTAACCGCAGGCGTAATTGGCGATGAGAATATAATCGTAGATGCCGTGCAAAATGCCCTTAATGAGATAGCACGTAGAGGATACTTAACTACCTACGCAGGGGCCATAGCAGTATGACCGTGCCAGTAGTAAACGCTGTTATTAATTTTAGTACTGGCCCTAGCTTTGCTCAGGCTATGATTTTAGACAGCGGGATACTAGACACAAACGTATTAGCAGATAGTGCAGCTGTAATTGTGGACGTGTCTAACGTAGTGGACAGCATCCAAACTATTAGAGGCCGTAACGCACAGGCTGACCAATTCCAAACGGGCACCCTATCTCTGCGTATTGTTGACCAAAACGGAGACTTCAACCCGCAAAACCCAAGCGGGCCGTATTACAACTTATTAACGCCTATGCGTAAAGTACAGATTACGGCTACATACGGGGCAACTACTTACCCTATCTTTTCAGGCTTTATTACTAGCTATACAACTACTACACCTAAAAATGCTAATGACGTTGTTTATACCACCATACAGGCAGTAGATGCTTTTAGACTGGCGCAAAATGCACAGATTAGTACTGTGGCTGGCACCTCAGCGGGGCAGCTTAGCGGCACAAGAATTAACGCCTTGTTAGATGCTATTAGCTGGCCAGCTACTATGCGTGACGTAGATGCAGGTTTAACCACTATGCAGGCAGACCCAGGCACCGCCCGCACAAGCCTTGCAGCTATGCAAACGGTAGAGATTAGCGAGTATGGGGCCTTGTATGTAGATGCAGCTGGCTCGTTTGTCTTTCAAGATCGTGCAGTAACCGCTGGCAGTACTGGCCTAACGCCTGTGGTATTCAACGATAACGGCTCAGATATTAGCTACTTTAATGCGGTGTGGCGCCTTGACGATACTCTAGTTTACAACTCAGCCAGCGTTACCCGTACAGGTGGCACAACCCAAACGGCCATAAATCAGCCCAGCATAGATAAGTACTTTGTGCATAGTTACAACCAGCAAAACCTTTTAATGGAGACCGATGCCGTGGCCCTGGACTACGCACAGGCATACATAGCATCTAGGGCTGAGACAAGCATCCGATGCGATGCTATTCAGCTAGACCTTTATACCGATAATTACAACTTAGGCATTATTGCAGCCCTTAGCCTGGATTACTTTGACCCTGTAACTATTACAACTAACCAACCTGGGGGCTCAACCCTTACTAAGACTTTGCAGGTGTTTGGCGTAGCTCAGAGCATTACGCCTAACAGTTGGAAAACAACACTCACCACTTTAGAGCCAATTATTGACGGCTTTATATTAGACTCAGCAATATACGGCCTGCTTGACAGCGGCGTATTAAGTTATTAAGGAGCAATAAAATGGCAGCTGGACTAGGTTTTAAGACCTTTACTACTGGCGAGGTACTTACGGCAGCTGACACTAACGGCTACCTAATGCAAGGCGTGTTGGTGTTTGCATCCTCTGCCGCACGTGCCTCAGCTATAACCTCACCACAAGAGGGGCAGTATTCTTTCTTGAAAGATACCGATGCCCTTGAATACTACAACGGTAGTGCGTGGGTAGGTGCGCCCGTAGGTGACATCACAGCCGTAAACACAGCCGTAACCTCAGGCCTCACAGGTGGAGCAGTTAGCGGAGCCGTTGATCTATCTCTTTTGCTTAACTTTAATGCTCAAACTGGCACTACCTACACGCTTGTATCTACTGACCTTAACAAGCTAGTGACTACATCTAACGCCTCAGCTGTAACCGTGACCGTGCCACCCAGCGTATTTAGTGCAGGCCAACAGATCAACGTGCAGAGCATAGGCGTAGGCCTAACATCTTTTGCACAAGGTGCAGGCGTAACTATCACCTCAACAGGTGCAACAGCCACAGCTCCAATTCTAAGAGCGCGTTACTCAGCTGCCACAATTATCTGCACAGCTAGCAACACCTTTACGATTATTGGTGACTTAACCTAATGAGTCCAATTCTAGGAATTATTGCCAGTAGCAATTTTCAAAGAGTGACTAGCTCTTATGAGTCTATTGCTACTGTAACTGTTGGCTCAGGTGGCTCATCATCTATCAGTTTTAGCAGCATCCCTGCTACTTATACGCATTTACAGGTTCGTATGTTATTCAGAGATACACGAGCAGTAGTTGGAGATTATGCTTCTCTACAATTTAATTCTGACACAGGATCTAATTACGCATTACACCTTTTGAGTGGTTCAGGTGCAACCGCAGCAGCAGCGGGTTATTCAAGTCAAACATCTATTGACATTTCTCGTGTTGCTGGTTCATCTGCTACAGCTTCTGTATTTGGTGCAGCGATTTTAGACATTTTAGATTATACCAATACAAACAAGTACACAACCACTAGAAGTCTTGGTGGCGTGGATAACAACGGATCAGGTGAAATCGTATTGAATAGCGGTTTATGGATGAATACCGCGGCTGTTAGCACGATTACAATTAAAGCACAAGCGGGCAGCGCAAACTTTGCCCAGTATTCGCAATTTGCCCTATACGGAATTAAGGGAGCATAACAATGGCTGCTGGATCAACATACACTCCCATAGCAACACAGACCCTTGGTACAGCAGCAGCAACAGTTACCTTTTCTAGCATCTCAGGTGCTTACACAGACCTAAAGTTAGTTATCTCTGTCAAATCATCTTCGGGTGGTCCAGATGTAAGAATGAGATTTAATTCTGATACTGGAACAAATTACTCAGGCACCTATCTTTATGGAAATGGTACAACTGCTGGTTCTGCTAGAGACTCCAACATTGGTGGCATTTTGCTTGATTACTATGGCACTCCAGACACCACTAATTTCAATGTCAATAAAATAGATGTGCAAAATTATTCTAATTCCACGACCTATAAAACAGTAATCGCCAGAGCAGATAACGCTGGAAATGGTACAACTGTAACTGTAGGTCTATGGCGCAATACTGCTGCAATCACTCAGATAGATTTAACCCTAAGCGGCGGTCAGAGCTTTACTACTGGCTCAACCTTCACCCTCTATGGAATCGTGGCTGCATAATGCCTAATACATATACTTTAATTGCATCTAATACTTTAAGCACTGCAACTGCATCTGTTACCTTTAGCTCTATTGCCGCGACTTACACGGATTTACTCGTAAAAGTCAGCTCACGCACAGACAATACCGATACTCCTATTTACATTTATCTGAACTCTGACACGACTAATGCTAATTATGCCGTGCGCAGACTTTTGGGTAGTGGCTCTGCTGCATCATCTGGCTCATTTTCAGCGCCTTATGTGATTTATGCCGATGTTTCTACTTATACTGCTAGTACATTTGGTAACGCTGAGGTTTATATTCCAAATTATTTAGGCTCTGCTCAAAAATCAATGTCTATTGATTCTGTCAATGAAAATAATGCAACAGGAGCAGAGGCAGTTTTAACGGCTGGCCTTTGGTCTAATACTGCTGCAATTACAACTATTAAGTTTCAACCATTAACAGGCAATTTTGCCACTAACTCAACCTTTTATCTCTACGGCATATCGAAAACATAGGAGACACAATGACAACTGCACTAGAAATCAACTGCACAACGGGCGAGGTAGTAGAGCGCGAATTAACTGCCGATGAATTGGCACAGCGTGAAGCCGATGCTCAGGCTTATGCGGATCAGAAGGCAGCCGATGACAAAGCGGCAGCTGACAAAGCGGCAGCGCGCCAGGCCGTGTATGCAAAGCTTGGACTAACTGCCGATGAAATCGCTGCCCTTGCAGACTAGCTATAACGGCTGGCCTGCATCTAAAGACCAGGCTGAGATAGGCGTTAAGCCTTTTAAGGTAGAGGGCACAAGCCTCAAACTGCGTTGCGCTGAAAAGGTAGCGCCGTTGCTTATTAACTTTGCAAAAGAGTTTAACGAGCTAATAGAGCCAATAGAAGGTGGCGGCCTAGATGACTGGGGCTACTGCTACCGAATGGTGCGAGGCACTACCGACAAGATTAGTAACCATAGTAGCGGCACAGCTATAGACCTAAACGCTACAAAGCACCCGCTGGCTAAGGTAGGTACGTTTGAGGCAGCTAAGGTGCCAATGATTCGTGCCCTGGCTAAAAAGTACGGCCTTACCTGGGGCGGGGATTACAAAAACCGTAAAGATGAGATGCACTTTGAGATAGCACTAAGCCCTGAAAAGGTCACGGCTTTAATTACTAAGTTAGGATTAGAAAATGCCAACTAGCGCACAGGTAAGCGTAGGTACTACAGCTACATTATTGGTAGCTGCAAACTTTATGGATCAAACCGTATGGATACATAACTCAGGCGGTGCGATGTACATAGGCGATAGCAACGTAACCACAGCAAACGGTTACAAGCTAGATACCGATGATAAAATGGAGCTACCCGTAGGTGATAATGAGGGCCTTTACGGCATTGTGGCATCAGGCACCAACACGGTTTTTATACTGAAACAAGTCAACTAAAGGGCATTTAGGAGCAATACAATGCAAGAGCAACTAAAGGCTGCGGCCTTGTCCTACCTACGTGCAGCTCTATCGTGCGTGGGTGCGCTGTATCTATCAGGTATCACAGACCCTAAAGTACTAGCTAATGCTTTTCTAGCCGGGCTAATTGGGCCAGTACTAAAGGCACTAGCACCTAATGAAAAGCAACTGGGAATAGGCGCTAAGTAAGTGTCACAGGCCCAGGCATACATAGCGGTAGCGTTGGGGATCGCTACCCTTTCAGGGCTTATGGCTGGGCTTGTGCGGCACCTTGTTAAGTACTACCTATCTGAGCTACGCGATGACGGCAACGGCGGGCATAACCTTAAAGGTAGGGTTGAGCGTATAGAGCTGCGTGTAGATAAAATCTATGAGCTGTTGCTAGAGGACAGGTTAGCTAAGTAGCGCGTGTCGCGTTGCCTTTTGTCGGTGGGTAGGTTCATACTTTAACTACACGCTGAGAGGGCTACTCGGTTAGTAGCTTTATCGGCCTTAACAAAGGGCGAAAGATGAACAGTTTAGACTTTATAGTAATAGCGATGCTGGCGGGTATCGTGGGTTTATTTATTTATGCTGCATATGATTGGGGCTACAAAGTAGGCCTGGGTGAAGGTTACCTACGTGGCCGTAATATCGCTAAGGCGCTAAAAGAAGCTGAGGCCAAGCGATGAGTAATTTCTTAGAAGGATACGAGGATGTCAACGCCCGCATTATTAGGGCACGTGCAGAATATCCCACGTTACGTTTAGTGGCTTATATCGAGGATATAGATATAACAAAAGGTTATATTCTTGTTAAAGCTGAGGCTTACAAGGAGTACGAAGATCACTTACCAAGCGCTGTTGATTATGCTTTTGAGATGCGTAGCGATAGAGGCGTTAATCTGCACTTTTGGGTAGAAAACGCAGTAACAAGCGCTTATGGGCGCGTTATTGGTTTGCTTACACCTGGCGGTATTGCTCGTAGTACAAAGCAGGATATGGAAAAGGTAGAGGCGCTTAGCACTAAAGACGTAGCACCTGTTAGCGATGATTTATGGGCTACTACGCCAGTAGCACAGACTATCGAGGCAGTTAAAAATGAGCTAGGTGGCATCTACCTACAGGGCAAACCTGAGTGTAAACACGGTGCCCGTGTATGGCGTACAGGCACTAGCGCCAAGACAGGCAAAGAGTGGGGCAACTACAGCTGTATCGAAAAGAGCAAGGCCACACAATGCGACCCCGTTTGGTATATGCAGACCTCTACAGGTTGGGCACCTCAGGTATGACCATTAACCCTAAAGATAAATGGCTATCGCCTACTGGACATCAATACAGCTTTAGTGGCTATGGCGGTGTAAGTAATTGCAGTATCTGCGATAAAGATACGCAGGTGAACGAATATGACCGCAGAGACGGCCTAGTAGTGTTTCTATGTAAAAAGTGTGAGGACGGCTTAAAGCTATGAGCGATCAATACGAGCTAATCAACCTACAGGCTATGACGGGCAAACTCTTTATAGACGGTGAGTTAGCAGCTGAGTACAAGGTCGAACAATGCGACAAGTGCGCTATGGTCACGCAGTTAGATAAGTTTGGCTACCAAAAAAACAGCTTTGAAAACATCATATGGTTTTGTAAAGGCTGCCGATGATAGACACAGAGCAAGAGCTATTTAACTACATTAAGAGCAGATACTTAGAGGATCTAACTAAATCATCTGACCAGTATGAGTACCACGATGCCACTAGCACCCTGTATAGGTTGCATATAGAGCTAAAGTGCAGGCACACGCATTACGATGACCTGCTCATAGAGCAAGATAAATATGATGCGCTAATGCAACAGGCCGAGCGCCTGGGCTTTACGCCCTTTTATGTTAATGCCACACCTAAGGGCATCTACGCCTTTAACCTGCGTAAGATAACGGTTAAGTGGTCAGTTAAAAGGCTGCCTGCTAAGACAGAGTTTGACTCTCAGGGCCAGGTTGACAAGACCGTGGCCCTTTTGCCTATCTCAGCGGCGGTGCAGTTATGAGCGAGTTAATACGCTTTGAGTGCCGTAGCTGTAGGAAAATCACAGAGCAGATAGAGCGCATAGTGACCGATAACCTGCCTGCTAACGTAAAGGTCTTACAATGCAAGGTATGTAGCAAAATGAGCGTTTGCCTATTGGTTAATTATGCCGATGTATGAGTATGAGTGTATTAGCTGCTCAATACGTTTTGAGGTGCAGCGATCTATACACGATGTAAACATACCTAAGTGTTGCGGCTTTGATATGCGCCGTATTTATGACTCAGTAGGTGCCATATTTAGGGGCACAGGTTGGGGCAAGGATGCTAAATAGTTATCCACAGGAGTTATCCACAGGCACTAATAACTGTGGAAACACGCCCAACAGTACGCTCAATGTTGCAGCCTATTTGACAAGGCGTGTAGCATCACAACTCGCTGGCGAGCCGCTGAGGCGGATAGCTCGCAGGCGTAGTTTGGTGCTTTTGGCCGTGCTATGTGTAATTGGGATTACGCCAGCAAAGGCTTACGATCCAAACGTAGAGAGCTATAAGTTATATGCTCATATGAAGCTATTAGATGATAAGCAATATAGATGCCTAGTAGTGTTATGGCGTATGGAAAGCCAATGGTCACCTACAGCTAAGAATAAAAAGAGCAGCGCATACGGCATACCTCAGCTACTAAAGATGAAAGAGCGCAACCCATATAAGCAGATAGACTTAGGCTTAAAGTATATTGCACACCGTTATGGTAATCCTTGCAAAGCTTTAGATCATCACAAGAAGGTAGGGCATTACTAAGTGAAGGCTAAAGACCCTAGAGATAACAGGCGCTATAAGGCTAGGCGTTTACAGGTGTTGAACGCTGGGGGCTGGGTGTGTTACTACTGTGGCCAAGAGGCTAGCCAGGTTGACCACGTAATACCTATAGCTAGTGGTGGTGACCCAATGAGCCTTGACAATCTTGTGCCTGCCTGTAAGCGATGCAATCTCAGTAAGGGTAAGAAGTCACAGGGCGTTTTTTTAGCCACAACGGACAC